AGATTTTGTCTACAATAACAGCATAGCTATACCCGTTTGGGAAGATATGGCTGTTGAAGAAACAGACACTCTGCGTTTTATTTCTTCCCCAGACTATCTAAAAAAAGGTTTTCTAATAGATTAATATGCATATTTTTCTTTTGGAAAACTATTATTTGCTTAAATACTACTAGTACAGTAAAATGTGCTCAAGATCTTGCATCCGCAAGATTGATTAACAAAAGGAAATTAAATATGAAGAAAATCGCAATTGCGGCAATGATAGCCGCTGCATCAGTTGTAGCATCCGCACAGGTCACCGTTTACGGTAAACTACGGGTCTACGAAGAATCAACTAAAGTTGGATCTGCAGACGCAGTGACAGCATTAACCAACGATACAAGTCGCTTGGGATTCAAAGGCACTGAGGCACTAAGTGGCGGACTATCTGCTAACTTCACAATTGAAACTGGTATTGGCACAGATGCTCCAGCGGCAACTACACTAGGTGATAGAACTGCTCTAGTAGGTGTATCAAATGCCATGGGTTCAGTTAGTCTTGGCCGTGATAAACATGCTATTGCACGTACACTTGATAACTATGACGCAATGGCTAATGTATATGGCTCTAGTGTAACTACTATCCATACTGCTCAAGGTTCACGTTTACAAAATGCACTGTTTGTTTCTGCAACAGTCATGCCTGGTTTATCTGTTAACTATCAAAATAGCAACAGCGAAGCAGCAGGTGTTACTAATGCACAAGCAGGTAGTATTGAATTCATTCGTGGTCCAATGGCTGCTACTGTAGCATATTTTGATAACGGTACGACAAGCACCACAACCATTGCTGGTGCAAGATATAGCATTGCTAAAACAGGTACTACCGTATTTGGTTTGTACTCAGATGACAAAGTTGTAGGCGTAACATCAACTGGTAAAACAATTGGTGTTAGTCATCCAGTAGGTTCATTTGTGGCTCTTGCTAGCTATGGTGAAAAATCTGGTGCTAAGGCTTATGACCTGGGTGCTACTTATAACCTAAGCAAGCGTACTATGATTCATGCTCGTTATGTCAAGGAAGATACAGCATCTACAACAACCAAATTTGGTTTAGGAATGGAACACAATTTCTGATCCGAGTAGATTGATCTATCAAAAAAGGTAACTTAGGTTACCTTTTCTTTTGACTTTATCTTAATTTTAGTCTATAATTATAATTTGATAGGATGCATCAACATGTATAAAATATTCAAATATGTTTCAATTATGCTCACTTTATTGTGTGGATTTATGATTTATGTACATTGGAATGATCACGAAGTATCAGCCTGGGTCATAGCTTTTACAGGATGGATTGATCAAGCCATTGACAGAGTTTTTAATAAGAAAGAAGATTTGATATGAGCAAATATAAAAGTGTATATACAGAAGTTGAAGTAGAAGTTGATCTGACAGATTTTGATACTGAAGATTTACTTGAAGAATTAGAAGATCGTGGAGCATTATCTTCGCGCACCGGCCCAGGGCCATATGATAGTAAAGAACTAGTAGAACAAATTTGGATGCTTCGCCGAAACGGTAAAGATTACCAACAGATTTTAGATAATTTGATTTATCAAGTCACCGGTCGTATAGTATGACCACCCCTGAATACAAAAAACTTAAACGAGACATTTCTCGTAAAGTTAAATTGGCCAACAAATATCACAAAGAAGTGGTAGAATTACTTGCTCAATGCCCGCACGAAGAACTTGCACCCAAACATGCCACAGTAAATGGGCAATTAGAGAAGTGGCAAGAGTGCAAAATATGCAGTAAAAAGATGTATTTGCCCAAAAAGTAATAATTTTTATTATAGGTTGATTTAACCTATATGCCAAGATCCATAAATATAACAATATTGAGGATCTTATTATGGCAACAGGTTACGGAAGTACAACTTCAACTAGTACCGTTAATATTCAGCTGGGAAATGCAACATTTGCAGTAGCAGACATTGGCGATTATAAAGTAGGTACAAGGGTACGTGTAATTTATGATGATCAAAATTACATTGACGGAATTATTACACAAATTGTTACCGGTGCACAAGGGTCTTCTGTAACAGTAAGTTCCGATTATTCTATAGGATTTGGCTCACGTAGTAGATGGACTTTTTCTGTAGCTGGCGCTATTGGAATTCAGGGCGATACTGGCCCCGTGGGTCCCACAGGTCCAATTGGTCCTGCAGGCGCAAATGGTACTAAGGGTGCAACTGGAGAGCAAGGCATACCAGGAACCGCAGCAGCTATCGGGGCAACTGGCAGACAAGGACTTAGAGGTTTCAACGGTGCAACCGGTCCAATTGGTGACACCGGCCCCCAAGGTGGTGGTGGAGGAACTGGAGCAACTGGTCCAACCGGACCGTCATTCACTATACTAGGTACTATACCAACCGTTGGCACAGATCCTACAAATATAGCAAACGTAGCACTAAGTATTGAGACAGCATTTGGCCCTCCTACTACTAGTTCATCAGTTCTTGCACTAGATACTGGACATTTATGGTTTTATCAAACCGAATGGACAGACTTAGGATATTTTAGAGGAGATACCGGTTCTACCGGGCCAAGAGGTGCAGGATATGTAGGATCTAGAGGGGGAACCGGATTCACTGGAAACATAGGATATACTGGTTCAAGAGGGGTATCGGGTATAGATGGTACACCCGGCGGTGCAACTGGTCCAACTGGATATACAGGTAGTCGAGGAGCAACCGGCACTGGTGCAACCGGGTTGGCGGGAGCAACTGGTTCTACCGGCCCCGCAGGAGTGGGTTCACAAGGGCCTGCAGGCCCTCAAGGTAGCCCTGGCGGTTTTGGTGCTACAGGAGCAACCGGGCCTACAGGGAAAACAGGAGCGACCGGAGTGCCTGGCCCAGTGGGTCCAATTGGTAATCAAGGTAATCAAGGTATTCCGGGTAGCCCTGGCGGTGCAACTGGCGCAACTGGATCAGGTGCGACCGGACCCACTGGGCCAAGAGGTGCAACAGGTGATACTGGCCCACTTGGCCCAACTGGTAATCCAGGCGGTGCAACTGGTGATACTGGGCCTACTGGTGATACTGGTGATACTGGGCCATACGGACCAAAAGGCTCTACTGGATTTACTGGTCCCACCGGCCCTACTGGTGCTGCTGGTACTAGTGTACAAATAAAAGGTTCCGTTGGGGCATCTGGATTATTACCGTCTACTGGTAACGTCCCGGGGGACGGATGGATTACTTCAGATACTGGTCGACTATGGGTCTACACTGGACCCCCAACTAATGGCTTTGTTAATGTAGGTGTTATAGTAGGTGCAAGCGGTCCAACTGGACTAATAGGGCCAACTGGATTAACTGGTAACATTGGTGCAACTGGATTCACTGGAAATGTGGGGTCAACAGGGCCAACTGGATTAACTGGCAACATTGGTGCAACTGGAATTGGATATCGAGGGTTAACTTCTGTTACTCCCATTACCATAGTAGAAGGTGCTAAGACCGAAGTTACATTTACAACAAATTTATTAGCAACACGTATTTCATTTGGTACTGGAGATAGGGTCAGAGCAAGTGCTGTTACTAGTGTTGATCATAGTTTTGTAGAAGGCGATATTGTTTCATTTACAGGAAACAGTCTGGTATTAAATACCACTAATTCTAACGGTAGTGGACTTTATTCACAGTGGAATTTTTCTATTGCAGGGATACAAGGAGATACTGGTCCGATTGGTCCTACAGGTCCGCAAGGAGAAACAGGAGTCGGTTTTGTAATTGGTAAAACATATACATCTTTGGCCGATTTGCAGGCAGATACCGCACCAGATATAATTCCCGGCCAATTTGCAATAATTGATACCGGCAATGTAGCAGACGTAGATACTGCCAAAGTATATCTATGGGACGGTGCCTTGTATACGTTTGTAACAGATCTTTCTGGTGCTCAAGGCATTAGAGGAGAAAAGGGTGCAACAGGCAACACAGGCCCGACCGGACCTACTGGATCTAAAGGATCCACGGGTGCAGGAACAACTGGCGCTACAGGAGTAGGATATGATACAATGACATCTACTTCTACTATTACCATTTCTTCTGGTGCAAAAACATTTGTAGTTAATAAGATTGGTGCATACGGAATTGGATCAAGAGTTGTAGTAAGTTATACCTCTGTTCCTACAAATAGTATGTCCGGTGTTATTATGTCTTTCACTGCAAACACTAATACTGTTACAGTGTTAACAGACATAACAACTGGTGCCGGAACTTATTCAAATTGGACTTTTTCATTGAATGGTTATCCGGGTGCAACAGGAGTGCCAGGGGCAACTGGACCTACTGGATATATTGGAGCAAAAGGCGATGCTGGGGATAAAGGTGGACTCAGATATTATTATGATACCACAACCACTGCCGGTATAGGTACCAATGGTAGCCTTAGAACAAATACAAATAGCATAGGTGCTACTTTAATATACATTAATGCCATTGAATATTCAGGACAAAATTTAGGTGGATATATTTCGCAATGGGCAGCAAGTAATAGTCTTATCAAAGGACAATTATATATTAAACCGTCCGGCTCAGGCACTAATACCAGTGTTTGGAATGTAACCGGTGTTGCTAATAATACAACTTACTATACACTTAATGTGGCATATGTTGCTGGTACATTACCTCCCAATGCTACACAGTTGGCAATTAACTATTCTGTAACCGGCGATGCTGGTACCAGAGGTGGTACTGGACCTACTGGATTTACTGGTGCTACTGGTGCAGGCGCTACTGGCGAAACCGGATTTACGGGCAATATTGGGGATACCGGACCGCAAGGACCAAGGGGATATCTGGGTAGTCGAGGAGCCACAGGGGCAACAGGGCCAACAGGGCCAACAGGGCCAACGGGACTAACAGGACTCGGAGGCTCTATAACATTTGGAAATACTCTTGTAACCAGTGTTGTGGATATCACTACCACTCCATTATTGTTTAGTGGAAATATCAACGGTAACTTAGGCCCAATCGTAATAACAGCAAATGTTAATACTATAGAATTTAGTTTAGCAAATACAATAAACACAAGCATAACAGAAACAGTGTTTATGGGGAATAATATAATTTCTTCATACCCATTTTTAGCACCAGACTGGAATCAAGGCACAGTGCAGTCATATAAAGCAATGTCGTCATTTACATTGTATGAACCTCTCAACATGCCAACTGGCAGTACTATTACGTTAATTGTACAGCAAGGCACCGGAGGTGGAAAATTAATGACCGTTGGCAATAACACAATAAAGTTTGCTGGGGGAGTTAAAGCACTAAGTTCTTCTGCTAATGCCATTGATATGATTAATATATTTAGAGTTAACAATGGCGCAACTGGCATATTTACTTCAAATGTGTATTTGGCATCCATTTCGTTGGGATACTCTTAATGCCTAAAATGAATCATCACGGCTTATGGAATGGAGCTGCTGGAATTTCAACAATTCCCACTGGCCCCGGTATTACTCCTATTGTATATACTTCTGAATGGTTGGTTGCAACTTATACATTCACCGACGGGCAAGACTTGGATACAAGAACAAAAATAACAAGTCCTGCAATAATGACAGATTATGTAGGGTGGGGAAGAGCTGGTAGCTCAGGCGGTGTGCTAACTTGGGGCGGAGATAACACAGGGCGTGGGTTAGAGGCTGTTGCAATTGATGTAGCATTGTTTAAAAATACATACGGTGCTACTAAAAATACTTTAATTGTAGATTTTAGATGTTTTTGGTATGCAATAGTTGGTACTGCGCAGGTCTCATTGAGTTTGGTTTTATACAAAGGCGGCGCTTTAGTAAAATCTGGGTATGGATGGACTAATCCCACTGCTGCACAATCAAAAAATGTAGTATCAACGTCCAAAACAATAACTTTAAGAACACAAGATGCTAACACCAACGGAACTGGACTAGCTAGATTAACTTACAACGTATTTAACGGAGTTGGTTGGCTGGATACCAATATTGTATAACCGATAAATATAAGTAAATTGGAGAAAAAGATGCCTATATTTACAGATCAACTTATAACCAGCAATACTCAACCTGCACAAACTACTACTAGTGGTGCATTACAGATTGCCGGCGGTGCCGGCATAGCTGGTACTTTGATAGCTAAAAGAATGTATACTGTAGACGGATTATTTTGGTTTGGTAATTCTGCTGCATTTGGTAGCACTACTACTAGAAATACCGGCTTAATTAGTCCCCAAGGTGCAACCGGACCACAAGGACCACCAGGTGCTACTGGTGCAATGGGGGCTACTGGGGCATCTGGTAAAGGCGGACAGGATGGTGTGCCGGGCACCACTGGTGCAACTGGTGCAGCGGGTGCAACTGGTGCAATAGGGGCCACTGGCTTAACTGGAGCAACCGGGCCAGCAAATAAAGCTGGTGCAACGGGTCCAAAAGGTGCAACCGGTGCGGCAGGATTTGCTGCTAAAATTGGAGCAACTGGTGATGTTGGCCCGCAAGGTCAGATGGGATCAACAGGCCCAATTGGCGAAACAGGACCACAGGGCGACACTGGCGATCCGGGTGGTGCAACTGGTGATACCGGTGATACAGGATACTGGACTTACAGCGAAGTAACAAGAAAATATGTTGCTGTTGGTGGAGAACTCACGTTAACGTTTAATACTGATTATTGTAATTATTACATAAACGGGTTAACAAGCGATTTAACTCCAAAATTTATGGCACTCCCGCCGTTAAACTCGGGATTAGGGCTCTCGTATGGCCAGACTCTTGTATTTGTACTATCAGTACAACAAAGTGCGAGCCCGCACACTATTTCTAATATAAAAATAGGAACAGCTACACAAACAATTAAATGGTTAAATAACACGCCGCCCGTTGGCGATGCTAATAGATTAGATGTGTTTAGTTTCTGTTGCCTACAACTTACTGCACAAACCTGGGTAGTAACCGGACAATGCGCTACATACGGATAAAATATGCCATTTCAAACTAGTCAAGCATATTATTACAGGCAAGGTAATTGTCCATATCAGGTTGTTATTCCTAAAGATGTGGTTGTACCATTTTTAGGCAATATTACTCCTACTATCTCAGATCTAGGGTGGAATAGGTATTCCAATGCCGACCAGTATTATCTTGCATCTACCACTACGCAGTCAGAAATTGGTAAAACTACTAGAGAAATACCAAACGAAGTATATTTAGACTTTGCAACTGGTAATGCAGGTGAGCATAGTGGTGATAGTACTTTTCCAACCCTTGCTACTTATTCAAAAGAAAAAAATCAATTTGCTACTTTAATGAATAACATTGCCGGTAGTCATACACATAATGTTAGCTTTGGTTTAGCGCAGAGTAGATTACCAAAAATATCAATGACTACTCAGAATGTCACTTACATAAGGGCCACTAAAAGAATTAAACGCTTGCCCGAAGGAGTATTAATATTTAAAGAAACCAGCGAACTACAATTGCAAAGACACGAGGCGCCATCAGGAGCAGGATGTTATATAGTTGGACAAGGTACCGGAAATGTTGCAATAATACCAGGTAACAATGTGCAAGCATTAAATACTGCTACTGGAACAATTGGCGCTGGGCATGTACACAGTGGTCAAGGCGGATACGATTATGCCACCGGCGGCGTTGGATATAATTATGGTTATGCAGGCGAACATAGTCATATAGTTGGTGCTACACATACACAGACTTCCATTGGCAGTAAAACAAAATATCCATATCAAGGTGGTCTGATACTAAATGCTTGGCGAGTGCTTCAAGCAAGATTATGTCCCATAGATACTGTGGTGATGTACGTTGGAAATATATTAGAACTGCCAGAAGATTGGTATTTATGTGATGGTAAGAATGGAACCATAAACGTAGGAGAAAATGTAATAGGATTTGCAGGTGGGTCAAGCTGGATGACGCCGCAGACGGCAAATTCATATTTACAAGTTAATATTCTTGGAGCAGGCGGGACAGGAATAACTGCACCCCGATTCCCCAACGATCCTTACGTAGGAACAGGCGCAGCAGGACACAATCATAATAACGGAGAGTCGGGCTCGGGATTAGCTGGCGCAAATCATAGTAATTATAGTTGGAATCATACCCATACGTTATCCGGTAGTGTCCAATCTTTTCATCCAGCAACATATAAATTTGCATTTATACAATATAAAGGCAAATTGTATGGTAACGGAGCAAAATACGGCGCTGGAACTTAAATACAATAAAGGAAAACTTTAAATGATCGATTATACATTTATAAGCATGGATTTTTATAACGAAAATTTTACTATTAAAATTGAAGAAAATCATGGTTATTGGGACAACGCAGACGAGTTTATAACTGCTACTAACTTTCCTTTTGAGGAAACAGTAAGAATATTAGGGTTTGAACCACAACGAAATATATTTCATATTGAACGACCTGGCGGGATAAACGACGTAGATGAATCATCAATTGAAATAAATTGGCTTAAGAATAACTTAACTGCACTGTCTAATGCAGCTAAAATTAGAGCTGAAAAAATCAAATTTGTAATTACTCTAGAAATGGAGAGAGATAGCAGATTAACAGGGAGCGATTGGGTTGTTTTACGACACAATGAAGAATCTATATTAGGGATGCCAAGAACATTGACAACCGATCAAATCAAAGATGTATTAAACTATAGACAACAACTCAGAGACATGACTAAAACGTATGATCCTAAGATTCCGACTAACGAAGTATCGTGGCCAATGAATCCGATGAGATTATTTAATAACAACTAAAAATTAAAGGAAATTCATTATGTCAACTACAATGGTAATACCAACGGGTCCAGCTGGCCCAACCGGAGCCCGAGGACCAATTGGACCACAAGGTCCACAGGGGGCGGGCGGCCCAACAGGACCCACTGGCAGTCGTGGCCCGGCCGGTCCGGTCGGTGCTGCTAGTACAGTAGCTGGACCAACAGGACCCACTGGCAGTCGTGGGCCGGCCGGTGACGCTGGCGCTGCTAGTACAGTAGCTGGACCAACTGGACCCACTGGCAGGGCTGGGGCAACTGGGCCGGCTGGTACACCCGGCCCAACCGGAGCCCGAGGTTTGCCTGGGAGTAATGGAGGTAATGGAGGTAATGGACCGACAGGGGCAACTGGTGCAAGGGGTCTTCCGGGAACACCCGGCGGCGCCACTGGTCCAAGAGGCCCAGCTGGTATTGGTGCAAATTTAGCTGCTCTGACGGACAGTCTTGTACCAGCTGTTAATGTTGGGTTAGCCTTAGGTCAGTGGGACAAGCAATGGGAAATCGCTTATATAAGTTCGGTTCAAACTGGAGGCTTGAGTTTGACTGGCTTTGGGATCGATGGGATGGATGTATATGGATCTTTATACACTACAACCGGCTACGATCTGGTATGGAATGGTGTAGCTATAGCCGGAAACGCCGGATCCATAACAGGCGGTGGTGGTGGAGTTCAAAGTATTCCTAGAGTCAGTGGTCTTCAAGAATCTTTTGGAGTGCCTAGAGTAGCAGTAATTGATGTGGGACCAACTGGACCAATTGGGCCACAGGGGCCAACTGGCCCTATAGGACCCAAGGGGGCAACAGGTGACAGAGGACAACCAGGTTTAAATGGGACAGCCGGCACGCAAGGTATTAAAGGTGCAACAGGTGACAAAGGTGCAACTGGATCCCCGGGTGCCCAGGGTGCTTTGGGCGCTCCGGGACTAACAGGACCCGTTGGACCAGCTGGTGCCAAAGGCTCAACTGGAATAGGTGCAATGGGTGCCACTGGACCAACTGGCGCAAGAGGTCTTCAAGGGACACCCGGAGGTGCCACTGGACCAACTGGACCAACTGGACAAACCGGGCCTAAAGGTGATAAAGGTGACACTGGTAATAAAGGTGATACTGGATCAATTGGTTTAACAGGTGACATCGGTCCAACTGGCCCAATTGGCGCAACCGGTGAAGGTGCCACAGGCCCAACCGGACCAATTGGAGATACTGGCGACCCAGGCGGAGCCACTGGAGAGACCGGACCAACCGGCGACACCGGACCAACCGGGTCAAACGGCCCTAGGGGTTTTACAGGACCAACCGGGCCTGCCAGTACTGTAGCAGGTCCCACCGGACCAACCGGCCCACTTGGCGACACAGGTCCATCGGGATTGGGATCAAGATCAATTATTAGTACAACTAGTCCTAGTGTGTTAAACAATGCAACAACTACATTTAATATAAATGGATTTAAAGGATATAATTTATATAAAATAAATGTAAGTGCAGCAGCCTGGGTCAGATTATATACAAATGCAGCAGCTAGATTAGCCGACAGTGTCAGAAGTATAACATCCGATCCTACGTCAGATGCTGGTGTAATAGTAGAAGTTATTACAACTGGATCCCAAACTGTTGTACTAAGTCCAGCAGTATTAGGATACAATGACGAAAATCCTGTAACCACTAATATACCAGTATTGGTGACTAATTTAAGCGGTCAAACTGCTACTATTACTGTTACCCTAACGTTAGTTAAAACGGAGCAATAATATGGAAATACTGTCAACCGACCCTGTATCTGGCGAATTAATGGAATGTGTAGTTACATTGAAATCAATGGAACTACTAGAGTCATTTTATAATGATATGGAAACGCCCGGAGGGGATTTATACATCCCCGATAGGCAAGTTCCAGTGTATATGCGCAGACCTCTAAGCGTAAATACCCATTATATGTTGAGTATTGAAGAAATTAATTCTCTGAGATCGGACCCCAGGGTCGTGGCAGTCAATCCAGCAAAATTAATTCGTCAAAGTAAAAAATTAACTGGGGTAAGAACAGGAGTAACAGATAACGGTTCATTCTATGACAAACGTAATTATATACAACCAATTGATAAGTTATCAACAAATTGGGCCTTACTGAGATGTACATTAGGAACACAATTAGCAAATTGGGGTGACGAGAATCCAGCAGAGGGTGTAGTTGGAACCGTTGGCTACACAGGTAGCCAAGGTAGTGCATCATCTTACGCCGCACTGTCTTTTACCGGCCCGGGTCCTGGATTGAATTCACAATTTTTAAAATTGCCTGCATCGTCTAATTTTGCAGTAGGTAATCAAAACTGGTGTATAGAATGTTGGTTTAGACAAACAGTAACAAGAACCTCGTATGCTCAGATTATAGGAATGAGATCAGTTGAATGGCAATATTGTCCAATTGCTATAGGAACAACGTCCGGAAAATTAACAGTAGCTTCTTCAAGAACTGGCTCGGAGTGGGATATTGCAGGCACTGGCCTCACTGGCAACGATGGGCCATCTGGTGTGGTAACATCAATTGATAACAACCAATGGTATCATGTTGCAGCAGTTAGAAATGGAAACTTTTTAGATGTTTATGTAAATGGAACATCATTGTGGAGGAAAAATATTGGAGCAATAACCTACACACAAACTCTAGTACCATTTTGTGTTGGTGGCAGTGACTATTATGTATACCCACCCACAGGTGGGAGCGATCCCTTTATAGGTCAAATAACCAATGTCAGAGTTACCAAGGGCGATCCAGTATATACTGGAAATTTTGCTGTACCAACTACACCATTAAATGCTGTTACAGGTACGGTATTACTAATTAAAGACTCTATTACAGATTTAGCAAGTGGTGCTGCTATTACTAATCGAAATAATGTAACGTTACTTACAGTTAGTCCTGGTCCATTCTCGCCTAGTATTATTACTACACTAGATCCGGCCAATCCAGTGCTGATAGAGCCCACTGGACAAAACGTTGATGTTATCATAGTAGATGGTATGTGCGGGGTTCCGAATCACCCCGAATTTGCTCATGTGCATGACGGAACAGGAGGCTCTAGATATGTTCAATTTGATTGGCATAGTCTAAATACTGTCGCATCAAGTTTAGATGACGACAGTGCCACTTTATTAACAGGATCTTATTCGTATGCAAAGGCAACTAATGCATCAAATGCCAACCACGGCGCACATACCGCAGGAACCGTAGCAGGTAATAGTCAAGGATGGGCAGTTAATGCTAATATCTATCAAATTGATCCTGTATCAAATACCATTGATCCATTGATCATATGGGACTACATTAGAGCATTTCACAAAACCAAACCAATAAATCCGGCAACCGGACTCCGTAACCCTACAATATGTAATTGTAGTTATGGTAGTACTTTGACACATAACAATCCGCCAAATCCAGATGGCATAGGTCCTATTGTCCAAGGAACATGGAGAGGTGGTAGGATTGGCACTTATAGTCAAAATATACCATTAACTCATGCACAATTAACAAATTTAGGTATATACTCAAATCTCGCCGATCCGGACGGCACAGCAACTATACCCATATTATGGTCCGACGAAGAAGCAGATATAAGTCAAGCTATTGCCGATGGTATAATTGTTGTTGGTGCTGCTGGAAATGAAAGTCAATATATTGACAAGCTCGGCGGATCAGATTACAATAATTCTTACTATTTCAGATACACAGGCGGGGCATCGCCGGTTGCAGTTCAATTTAATTATAACAGAGGATTTGCACCGGGTGCAGTACAAGGTGCAATTTGTGTTGGTGCAGTTGATGCAAACAAGTTAGAACGCAAAGCCTACTATAGTAATACAGGACCCAGAATTGATGTTTTTGCACCAGGCACTTGGATTATGAGTTCAGTGGCTGATGCCAGCGGCGAAGGGTTTGGTACAATTCAAGACCCACGGTCTAACAGTTATTATATGGGAAAAAGTATAGGTACCAGTATGGCAACGCCTCAGGTTACAGGAGTGTTGGCATGTGTTTTACAAAAATATCCAAGAATGAGTCCGGCAAAGGCATTGCAGTATATAAATTATTACAGTAAGACTGGTCAACTGTTTAGCCCAACTGTTGGTACTAGTCCAAGTTGGGTAGCAGATCAATATCATCTACTAGGTGCAAATAATAGATATTTGTTTATGCCCAACGAAAGACCACTAACTGGTATGGCGTATCCCAAGAAAAACTATTGGGTCAGAATCAATGGCGAGAGTACATCCACTGTTGTTACCCCGCCAGGCAGTTTGGTATTCAATGAATTTCAAGCAAATGTAAATGCACTCAGTATAACCCAAAATTATCTGACAGTTACTAATTATGCTCAACCGATTGAGTTTCATGACATACGAAACTTTGGAAATGGGTGGACTGTTGAGTCATGGGTAAATATATTCACCAATGACGGAAGTCCTAGAACTCTATTGAGCACCTGTGGTAATATACTCGGAGCTGGTACAAACATAAGTGTTGGAGCAGGTGGAAAAGTTATTGTAGATTTGTATAATGGAGTAGGTAATATTCTAAATAAAAACAATAGACTGATGCGAATTACCACAGTACCAGAAAATGTACCCATAGCAGCAGATAGATTGCCAAAGCCCAGAGAATGGTTTCATTTATTAATCACTGTAATGACTAATTCTGGTGTTGGCTTAATATTCCGATTTTGGATTAACGGAGTTGAAATTCCGGCAATTTGGGAAATTATTAATAGTAGTAGTACTAGAATTGCTGGGCCATATTCTCCTGCCAGTGCCATTGCGCTGGGTGCCAATGGTACCAATGGGTATAATCTCTGGATTAATGACAATTCATTAAACACAATTCCGGCCACTTATCCTTTAGCAATAGGGCGTCCTCAAGGGGTGCCGGGGCCAAGTAAACTGTATTTTGAATTTAAGAGTGATCAACCATTTGGTGCTGGATTCAGCAGTGGCAGGGTAGGAATACAACGCACTCCTACTAGGGCAGGAATGTATAGCACTTTTGGTGGTGGCGGCGTAATGGATACTGGTAATGGCGGCGTTGGAGTAGGATGGCCTGGTGATTTAGACGATCTACTCAATGACTACGGTGTATTAATTGATCCTATAAATCAAACTGTAACCTGGACCTCACGTAATGCAGACTCAAATTTTCCAAGGACATATACAATTCCCGGCTCGGGCCCAATGTATTTTGGTTGTTATGATGGTTCAAACACAGCACAGAGTCGAATTCGCATTAATTGGGGAAATTCTGGGTTTGATTTTAGTATGCCCATACCAGCTGGTGCAGTAAGAATGCCATTCTTATCATATTCAACAACTTTGAGCGGTGGTGGTGATCAGATCGGGGGCGGCCCTGGTTTTACAGTATCTGTATATCCTTTTACCTATGTTACTACAACCAGGGGTGGTGTTTGTTCAGTATTATTTCCAATACCAATAACAACTACAGGTACCGCATCAGCTGAGTTGGGATATTTCAGTGGATCAATTACCAATTTGGCCATATATATTGGACCTAAAATTGGGTGGGGTTACAATGCACCAGTAGAAGTTAATTTCACACCAACATTTCCAATTGAAACTCGTTCATCGTCATTTTCTAATTTAAGATCATTGTTACTTGTCAACACCAATGCTACCAAATTTGTTGATGACAGTATAAATGGTAATCAAACAACCATTGTTAATTGTAGTGGTGGTGCTAATGGATTAACTGCCAATGTGACTCCTGTTATCTATAGAGATACATCGCCTGCTGGTTCTATTATTACCATTCCAGGTCTAGGTGGTAGTTTGTATTTTGATGGCTATAAAATGCTTAATTTTAATAGCAATCAAGCATTTAATTTAGGGGCTGGCAGTTTTACACTTGAGACATGGATATATCCAATGCAAAGCCAAGTTACTACAATTATGGGATGTCAAGTTGGGGAATCCCCCGGCCGAGGTTGGCTATTTGGTATGCAGCCTTCTGCTGCTTCTCAAGGGGGCACCGGCAGACTTGCATTAAATTTTGGATGGTCATCAGACGGACAGATTTGGACCAGCACTACTAACTTTTATAATAGCACTAGTAGTATTCCACTTAACCAATGGAGTCATGTGGCATTTGTGAAGATGCAAATTGGTGGCGGCGTAATAGATCGCTATGCTTTTTACATAAATGGAATCTCAGCAGGCACAGGTGCTGCTGCCGGAACTATCAAATATCAAGGAACATTTGGCATAGGTGGTACTCCAAATGAAACAACATCGGGCCAAACATATTTAAAAGGATACATAAACAATCTTAGAGTTACTAGAGCCGGATTATACGGCTCGCAAACTGACGCTAGACCAATAAACTTTATACCAACATCGGTATTAAATAGTGTTAATCAGACAATATTATTACTACAGGTTTTGTCTGATACTGATAAATATCGCAACAATGCTGCTAATAATTTTTCACCAACTACATTAGCACCTATAGCTAATACTAATTATACTAATAAAGCCGGCAACGCACCTTCAACTGTAACAGGTCCTACTTTCACAGGCGGTGGCAGCGCCGACCGTCTAGTATTACCAACTATTTCAAACAGAACTGTGATTACTCCACCAACTGGCGAAAGCGGAAGAGTGTACCCTAGACCAAAGAAATATGTAAGAGTATAAAATGCGAGCCAAAGAAATTATTGCCGAAACTGATAATGACAAATTGTTTGGTAAATCTAATAGAATTAAAAACAATCTAAATAGATCATTTACCAGAAACGGCAATAATTACCAACGCCTGGGCGCATTTAGTGGTGCTTGGTCTGTGATAGACTCCAGTGGTAGAGAACTGTACAGATTTGGTGGGATAGGTAATATGCAATCTGATGCAAATAAAATTGCACGGAGTTGGGCCGAAAGAAATAATTATCATGGCGAAATCGAAGTAGTTCCGGTTTTATCCCCATTAAAAGGGCTAGGAATGGATGTTACTCCAAACAATGGATTATTGGGTTGGAATACGGTTGACGCAAGTCAAGATCAGCAGTATAATGATAATTCCCAAGAATGGGAAATATACAAAAGATCCAGTGACCAATTAATAATTACATTTACTGCGCCCGATCGTCAGAGTGCATGGGATTGGGCACAGGAATATATGGTAAGAACCAATAGAGAAGCAGTAGCAGATTTATACGGGGTACGTCCTTTTTTAAGTTAAACTATGAAAAAAATAATCATCTTTGCTATACTAGCATTTATTATTGCTGTAGCATTAGCCCAATCTACATATGTTGATACTGCATCAACAGCGTTTGAACTTAAAAAACCGGTCATGTGCGATAAAACTAAAAAGATATTTGCCGAACTGATAAACGGAGAATACCAAGAATTACCAGCTTGGTCCGGAGAAGACGAAAAAACCAGATTCGGACTATTAATAAATCAAGAAACTGGTACATGGTCTATTATACAATTTGATAAAGAAACGGCCTGTATATTAGGGGTTGGCGAAAAATCCAAGGTACTGAATTACAATAAGAATAAAATGTCACTGTGATAAGGGTTGCAAGAGTCTTTGCTATTGAATAAATAATAGTATCAAAAAGGTGATTTCGATGGTAAAACCCACTATAGCATTGTTTATTCATCAACCCATGTGTTCCATACAAAGTGGAAATGGTATCATTGCCGCACTTAAATCCCACTATAACTTTAAAATTTTTACCAAACACGAACTGGAAAAAGGATTTTTTGATAATGTGGATATGTTGGCATTTCCCGGGGGTTTTGGAAACTCTGACAGTTACGATTATCTACTTAGAATCAATGGTGACCCTATTGCCGACTTTGTAAGTAACGGGGGAAAATATCTAGGTATATGTATGGGTGCTTACTGGGCCGGATCACACTATTTTGATCTATTAGAAGGCGTAGATGCAGTGCAATACTATAAAAGACCCACAGCATGTACTCGCCGTCCGCATACTAAAGCCATGCCCGTTACATGGAATAATCGCAACGAAAAGATGTTCTTTAATGATGGTTGTACTTTTGTAGGCAATCCAAAAAGATTTGAAACTGTAGCAACATATTCAAATGGGGAGCCAATGGCTATTATCCAAAATAATCTAGGATTAATAGGTTGCCACCCAGAAAGTGAAAAGTTTTGGTATGATAGCTATAAACGCATGATTCCAACTTGGCATAACGGATCCCATCATAAATTACTGCTAAAATTTACTAATAAATTAATGCACGAAACCTAAAACGGTTGACACCAAGCATTTTTTCTGTTAAAATAACATTTTTAACTAACAACTGTTTCTTATGACTATGCATTTAGAAGGCCCATGGCTTAGTACCAGCGGCAAGAAAAAAGGTAAAGTTAAATTTCGTAATGCAACTGAAGCAAAACGAGCTAGGGAATTAGCCGACGATTGGAAACAATTACAACAACGTTGGGGCGTTGAGCAAGAAGAAAAAAAACGCAAACGGGCGATGGCAGCAGAACCGTTGGTGTATAAACTTGAAACGCCGGTTGGACGTACAAATACAAAACATATTCCCAGTAGAGATAGCGGCGGTGTGGCTACTCTTAAACCTACTCAAATGTACACCGGAACTGAAATGTTAGGAATAGGACAATTGCACAAGAGCAATGCCGTTCCAGTATTTCGACAGCAAGATGCAGAAGATATTGCAAGGATGCGTCGCTGATAATAGTTGGTTGTAAATTGTTCCATAAATATAGTATGTATGGAACAATTTTAAATGAGTGTACCTGACTGGGCCGGCGTAGATTCTAATCTAGGATCTGTCTTATTATCTGACTTTTTTGTCAGGTATCTCACGGCTGTAAATGCTGTCTCATATGCCCTGGTAGGAGGGCAGTATCCCAATATTCAACTTACAGCAGCTGGGATGTTGCAAGGTAGTGGAACTGTACTAAATCCAATTCCAAATACTCCTATTTTTATTCATAGATTTACAGTAAGAGCAACAAGTGCATCCGGCGAGACTGCTGATAAAGAATTTAGTCTATCAGTTATATATTTTTCATCTTATGTTCCGCCGGATCCTAGACAAAATCGTGTTAGATTCTTTAATAATCAATTTGAATATATAATCAATCGCGGTGATTTTATTGCAGACAGCAATGTGTATTGGAGATTAGGGGGCGGTGAACTTCCTCCTAATGTAACAATATATCCCAATGGGTCAATAGTTGGTAATGCTATTAAAAACAATCCTGAAGCAAAGCCTTTATCCAGAGAAGAATTCCTAAGGCCAAATATACCTAGTTCGGGGACCTTATCCCAAGGAGCGTGGAATGCCTGGGCCACAGAAATACTAGCAGCACCAGTGGATGGTGGCGAATTTGATTATCAATTTGTACTTAATTTTTCTGCTGCTGATGGCCCGATATTATTATCTGTAACTGCCAGATTAGTCTACAAACAGGTGTCATTAGAAGATAAATGGTTTAAAACAAATCGTATTAATTTGCAATTTAATCCAGCTACCTATTATATATTTTTTACAGTTTCTGACCACAACTACATAGATTGGATCACTCCAGCTCAATTGCCCAATATTATAAATGGTGCAGTAAGTGAACTATCATTGTCGGCGACTACTAACGATCATTCAAAGTTATATTATAGCATTAAACCGGGCATCACCAATGTAATACCACAAGGGATTGCACTATCTTCAAATGGATTGCTATTAGGTAGAACCAGTTTCAGATGTTTTCAGGACGACCCTGGAACTGTACCAATAAATGATTATTATGAATTTACTGTTAGAGCGGTAACTGATAATTATTTTACATATTCTGAAAAAATATTTAATTGGCGTGTTATCAGAGTACATGATAAGCCATATACTAATATATGGATACGGGCATTTCCAAAAGTAGAAGAAAGACTTAATTTAAGTACTACCTTAGGTGATCCAAGATTGTTTCCCCCAAAGTTAATATACAGAACATCAGACGAATGGTTTGGTAAAGGCAGAGATCTAAGATTTTTGTTTGCGCCGGGTGTAAAATATACCGATATGGCAAACTATACTGCCATGTTAGAACAAAATCATTATAAAAAATCGTTACTGATTGGTGATGTAAAAACTGCAATCGCACACGACGAACAATTAAATATAGTTTATGAAGTGGTGTATTTGCCAATCCTAGATCAAGGTAGTCGATTTGATCGCAATACTTCTACAGACATATCATTGCCGGACGTCATTGACTTACGTCCTTACATAAAAAACTTTTATCAAAAAAATGGAACTATAAATTATACCATTGAAAGTAACAGTTTAGTAAATATGAGAAATAGAATTAAATCAACTGTTGGATATTACAACAGTGGAATTTTGCCCAGATGGATGACTAGTCCGCAACCAATCCCTGACAAACCGGGACAATTTTTTTCACCGTTGGGATTAATATCTGGTATAGTATTAGCATATACCATACCTGGCGGCAGCAGTCAAATTGCATTCAAGTTAAAACAATCGGGTGTTAACTTTAATAATTTTAAATTTGAATTTGATCGTTACGAACTAGATCAAAATTTATCAAGTACATTTAGTAATGCATCAAATGGGTATACCATTTCTGAACCCACTACATTCGATGATGATTTTACAACTTTTGAACACGGAACAACTAAATTTGGTGATAATTTAGACTACTCAATAGGTAGTCGTATTTCAGAGATTGGTAATAAGTATCTGAAATTCCCTAAAACTGGAGCATTTAATTAATATGAGCAACATCAACACAAGCAGGATTAACGAACTTTTCCCAATTGCTGGTCAGAATAATGACAGCCAGGGTTTCAGAGATAATTTTTCTAATATTAAAGTAGCATTGGGAAATGCCAAACTTGAGATTAACTCATTGCAAAACAGATCGGTAGTGTTAGGCCCAATTGGTAACGAAACAGTAACAAACGATTTTAATTACACACTAGCAACAAGACCGCAGTTAAAATCTCCAAGCTATACATTTAAAGATTTAGGACTTAAACAAGGAACAGTTGGTGTAGTGTATACTGATGGCTCTGTACAAAAAATAACAGTAGTAAATAACATCGAATTAGATTTCACTGGATTTCCGCCAACTGGACAATATGGCAGTTTAATAATTTGGTTCTCAGTTGCAAATTCTAGTCATAGAGTTCAATTACCGGTCAGAATGGCTTATGGAATAAAAGGCAATCAACAGGTAGTTAACAATCAATTGATATTTCCAGATACCGGAGATTTTCTAGTAGAATTTGCATCGTCTGATAATGGTGTTAGTTATTGGTTAATTGATTTTGCCAATTTGGGCGGCAGTGGTGGTAGTGGTAAAGGTGCAACTGGTGCAACTGGCATAGGACCAAAAGGTGCAACCGGGGCTCAAGGGCCCGCTGGACAATTTGGTGGCATAACATTAGAATATAGATATAGAGCAATTTACGGAGATACATATCCGGGTGATGGAAAGGTGTCTTTGAATAGCCCAGACATGGGTGCAGTTAGCGCAATGTTTATTAGTAAACTCGATATTAATAATGTTGCAGTAGCTGGTTTTTTAAGAACTATCGACGATAGTACAAACCCTATTAAGGGACATTTTAGAATCAGTGACAAATTAGATTCCACCACCTCAGCAATTTTTACTATTGAAAATATAAACGAACGTGAATTGTTTTTTGCTGTAACCTGCGGTAAAGTAAGTGGAATTCAAACATTTAATAATCTTGAAGATGTTATAATAACATTTGCACGAACTGGTGATGTTGGTGCAACAGGTCCCACCGGTGCTAGAGGTGCAACCGGTCTCGACGGTAAATTTGCTGCCATTGGTGCTACTGGTGCTAGCGGATTCAGAGGATATCCCGGGGACACTGGACCTCTGGGTTCCACTGGTGCTACTGGTATACAGGGAATTCCGGGGCCCGAGGGACCAGTTGGTGCTACTGGATCTGGAGCACAAGGTCCAACTGGTAATCCAGGGCCAACTGGTGCTGCCGGACCAGGGGGAGGAAGAATTGTATTAGTTGGACAACATACTGGTAGTTTATCACCTAATGCCACTTTTGGATATGGCAGCACTGGTGAAGGGCCCGGAATTACAATTCTTGAATACTGTGTATTATCTGCCCTGACATTAGATGCTGTTACTCCATATACCGAAGATACTGTTATTCAAGTTACTAAAAATGGTACTCCTTGCGGTGCCGAAATTTCTGTAGATGTGGCAACTACACCGCGTGCCGTTGTAACAGGATTAAGTATAATTTTTACCAGCGGAGATGTATTAGGATTCAAAGTTAAAAAAGGCGGTGGTGGTGGTGTAACCACTGTTGCTGCTTGGATATTCAATGGTGGCATAATAGGTGCTACTGGTGAGAGAGGTCAAAGTGGTATAGTTGCATATGCTGGAGCAACAGGAGCGACTGGTATAAAAGGAGCAACTGGTCCAATTGGTGCAACTGGATTGTCAGGAGCAACCGGTGTTGATGGTATGGGCGGCTGGTATAATTTTAATGTTGGTGCTAAGAGCCCCGGGCCGCGTACATTTCCATCTCCTAATATATTAGGATTCCAGGCACACAGTTCAACAGACTTTCCTGGCCCTTACTATATGGGAATAGCGGTGCATGATAATTTACACGACACTGCGGCACAACTGGCAATGAACTGGAACGCCGAAGAGGGTGAACCGGATAAAATATTTTTTAGGGTAAACGACAATACTGGCGATGTAGCTAATTGGAGCTCGTGGAAAAGAATTCTAGTAGATAATTCGTTAGTGACCCCTAGTTCAGGTAATACCATTGTTAGTGGTATTAAATTCCCTAATAATCCTGGAGGAGGTGCAGGCGACACAGCCTGGATCAGATACTATGCATACGATGCAGAAAAAACTGTTTTAGAATTAGGTGTCAGCAATGACGGGTACGGAATAAATGAAGATAGTATAAATCTTGTTACTCCTGAAGCAGGCGGTGTAGGTATAAATGTTCAACATCCACGACCCGGATTAGATGTCAATGGAACTGTGTATGCAAGTGCATTTCGCTATTCATCAAATAATCAACCTTATATTAGCAGTTCTTTAGCAGCAAACACCACCGACGACTTAGACGAAGGAACCACTAACAAGTATTATACGCCCACCAGGCAATCTGCATTGTTATCGCATATAAGTGACGTTGTGGCCGCAGAAGCTACCGAACGTACCACTGGTAATGCTGTGATTGTGGCTCGCCTGGCAGCAGAAACTGCTTCGCGTGTGGCTGGTGATACATATGAAAGAAATGAACGTATTGCTGCCAACGTGGCGTTACGCCAGTATGTTGATTCCAGTGGGTATTTAAACTTTTCACCATTGGCCGGCGTGTTAGAAGAAAACTATGTTCCTTTGTATTCTGACTTTAAATTTAGTTTAGGTGCGCAAGGTACCTATGCATTTTACTCGACAGATAGTCAAGGATTCCAAGTAGTTTATTTCCATGCAGATACACCAACTGGATTGGTCAGGCCATTTAGAGCCTATCGATTTGTAGCTACAGACGAATTTGTTTACGACACCGAACCTGTAACAGTAACATTTTTAAATGCCAATGAATATGTTCAAAGAATATACAACATGGGAACAAAATTTGTCTACATGAATATAAAAAATTCAGTGAATAGTGTGACTCGAAATGTATTAGCTCTTACCAATGGTAATAACAAGTGTAACACATGGACCTTCTACAAAGATGTAACTTCAATCACTGGTGGGGTAAACAATATATTCTTGTTACAGGATTCTGCAGGTGATAGAATATTATGTACAACTATGAGCGCAACAGCAATTACGCTGGATGTGTACGATAACTCATTGAACTTATTAAGATCACAACAGTTATTTAATAGTGCCGAAGTCACCAATTTAGACCAGGCCGGTAGTGGCAAAAGTGTAGCAGATAGTTCATTACCATTTGGATATAATCCGTGGGGAACTGCGTTTGCATTTACGTGGAATAAATTCACCGAACGTTTTATAATGAAAGCAGTTGGTTACTATGTGTATCAACAAGGGGGAAGTAACATTGGACAAAACTTTGGTGCTACCATATTATGGAGAGTACCCAAGTCTTGGTTGATGAGTGGATCGGATTCGCCGAATAATCTAATACCCTTAAAACCATCGGGTTATCGTTATCACAAACTGCCAGACACTACCTGGGATACAGCAACCGGAGGTATGGGCGATGGTTATGGTACAGCTGGGCAAGCACCAAGCGTGTTAACAGATGAATATGCTAAAACAGTTAATATTTCTCTGGTAGGCACATGGGACACTAGAGGATTTCAAATTTATTCTTTCCCGTATACACTTGCACAAACCATTGGTAATAGTTTAACAGCGACATTGAGTAAAAATGTAGGTATACCTGATGCCAGTGCATGGAGTAAGAGAGCCATGGCCTATTATGGCCACATCATCGGCGACAATGTATTGTTTAGCGGTGAGAGTGTATCATATGGTTCTAAATCTGTTGCAGCAAACTTTTCAACTACACAATTTACCACTGCCTATGCCAGCAACGATACACTTAAATTAAATCCAGTGACTAGTAAAGTTGAAGATCCTAGCGCAACAATATCAAATGATAATAACAGTTATGGTATCACGTCAGTAGAAGGCACACCATTGGCATATAGTGCCACACCTGGCCGAGTGTTGTACACTATAACTGTTGCAGCCGGTTCTAGAGTTTATACATCCACTGGATTTACCATTCCTGCAATTCCAAGTACGATTGGTGCTGTAGCTGGACTTACATTAGCCGGGAACACTATCTATAACGGATTAGATGGAAATAAAAAGTTTTGGTCGGTAGTTGCTGGACCATCCCATCAATACTATATTGCACGTTACAGCAACGGTGCTTGGAATGACATATACGGACCACTTGTAACTACAGAAATCGCAGCTGGAAATACTGCCCGAGGTGATAGTGCCAATAGCTGGGGCGTCTATAACGGTACAGCATGTTTAACTGCTAATGGTAGATTTTTGCACTACATTGAAATATATGTGCCAGGTGGTGCGTTCTTTAAAATACTAGAATTTAATGTCAATACAAATGCAATGACTGTGCATGAGTGGAATAAATTTGATCGCACAATTCCTAGTACTTATTCTAGTGTAAGTCCATGGTATGGTGTTAGTTTTGGATTTAGTACCACATTTGGCTACTATTGTATGATTTCAACTGAAAGACAAACTAGTACACTAATTAGTTCATCTAGGAACGTTGTAACCGGAGCAACACATACCGAAGAAGAATGGTTTTCCGGAGGATCTGGCAGATACGATATAAACATATCTGCAGAGCCCACAGTCGGATTGTCAGTTTATTTAAAATCATACCCGTTATTCCTTGGTGGTTATTATAATACTATTCCCGATACTGTACTAAATGTACCAGCAAATTCAACTAGTTACATTTATGCAGAGCTACTAGGTGACGATCGCAGACATGTAGTAATAACAACAAGTCTGGATTATATCTCCAATGGTTTTTCAAAAGTTTTGATAGGTACTGTGACTACAAATAGCGAAAAAGTAATATCATCAAGCTCTTCGAAAATTAATAGTGGTACCATGACTATTTCAAGTTTAAAGAGTATTGTATCGTCGTCGGCATCGTTTGCAGATTTTAAAACTGCTATCCTTGCCTTATAAGTTGACCTTTATTAATGTATAGTATACAATCATTAAAACAGGAGTGTTAATGCAGATTGATTTAAACAAATATCAAAATTTTGTAGAAGAAGTTACTAGTATGCCTAGTAATGACTTAACTACATTTATGGACACATGCGATCGTATTGACGCTAACTATGAATTAATAGACGGTGAAATGCAACACGGACCCGACGTCAATGTTCCGCTGTTGTTTACAGCATGTTTAGGGCTTGCTGCTGAAAGCGGAGAATTCATTGAAATTCCAAAGAAGATATTTTTCCAAGGAAAAGCATTCAATGACGAATCACTTTTTCATATGAAGCGCGAACTGGGAGATATCATGTGGTATTGGGTTAATGCTTGCAGAGCATTAAACTTAGATCCAAATGATGTTATTGCCGAAAATGTACGTAAGCTAGAGTCCCGTTACCCCGGGGGAAAATTTGATCCGTTCTATAGCGAAAATCGACAAGATGGCGATCTATAATGAGCAATATACCCACTAGAGATCGCATGGCAGAATTAATGATATTGATCGATTCTTCTATACAGTTAACAGATGATAAAAACGAAATGTTAATGCTAGCATGTGTTATGCTACAACGTACCAAAGATCTATTTGATATTACTTTGGGCGAGCCAGGAAGAAAAGAAATGTTCAAAGATTTTAGTTGAAAGAATTTATTATGCATCCATTATTACCAGATTTATCTAATCTTAAAATAGAGGAACTCACTGAAAAATATAACAGTCTTGTTAAAAGACGGCTACAAGTTCAGAGGATGGGAGACTACAATTTAATAAATCAACTGTCAATGATAATGGATGACTATCAACAAGAAATTATCAAACGTCAGCAGAAAATATTTGATGATGCAAATAAGAATGCCAATTTTAAAAATATAATTGATATTAACTAATGAATTACGATCAATTCGGGCAGCGGCATTTAACTGAACAAAACTTGTTCAGTTTATTGTACGACAAACCAGATTTAGATTTGAGGAATTTTCTAATAGATAATCCACAACTTTATAATAAAAGTGTAGATGAAACTCATGTTAATTTTCCAAAGCTACAACAATATGTTGTTTCTGATATTTCGTTAGAAGAATTTGATCAACAAAATCAAGAATCTTGGTTTATGCCAGATGAATATAAAAACATTGATATTGCTAAACATATACTTGAATTATGTAAGTCGGATGAGGACCTGCAACGTGTAGGACAAGAATTGTTGCTATTTCAAGAGAAAAAAATGTTTCCTTTGCTATGTTATCTTAAATATCTAGTAGACACTATGAGGAAGAATAACATAGTGTGGGGAGTTGGCAGAGGTAGTAGCGTGGCCAGCTATGTATTATACCTATTAGGAGTACATAAAATCAATTCGCTTTACTACGATTTACCCATTGAGGAATTTTTAAAGGATTAAATTATGGCAAATACACATCGATCAGCACTTGGACGTCAAATCGACATTGACAAACTGAGACTAAGCAACGAAGATACTATTGCAGTTGGTAATATGAAAGTCAATGCTAGAGGCGATGAATTAGGACCCGGCGGCGAAGTTGTTCGAACACGTAATCAAATTATGAATGATTATTATCAATTGAATACACCAACTGTGACAGTTACTGAAAATGAACTAGCAGCAGACGAAAGTGTCTTAATACAAAAGGCTCCACCTCCACCAGCGGTCAGAGCGGGAGCTCTCAGAGGAAGTTTAGCAGACTCAATAGCCAAAGACAGAAAGTAATAAAATGGGAATCCCACTGATACATAAAGTTAAAAAAATTACCCCAATTGGAAATTCAATTTTGGTTGCGGATATGAATTTCAAAGAACGCCTGACCAATTCTGGGATTTTTATTCCTAGCGACAACGGTAAAACACATGGTATACGTCCTCGTTGGGCTAGAGTCTATGCAGTAGGCCCCGAGCAAAAAGATGTCGATGTAGGTCAATGGGTTTTAATTTCACATGGTAGATGGACCCGAGGAGTCGAAATTGAAGACGAAACTGGTAAACATACTATCAGACGTATCGATCCAAATGACATGTTACTATTGTCTGATGAAGAACAGTACGATGACACTATGAGTACTGCCATTCATGCCAACGAAGTTGCCAGAGACCGTTGACTTTCACACAACCTTGTGTTATTATTAGTAATAACACTTTTTAAAGGCACATACATGTCAGTTACACAACTTTGGGTAGAGAAATATCGTCCTACAAATGTAGACGGATACGTATTTACAGACCCATCTGTACAGGAACAAGTTGAATTTTGGATTAAAGATAAATCCATTCCGCATTTATTATTGCACGGACCGGCTGGCACTGGTAAAACCACATTGGCTAAAATACTAATTAATCAACTAGGAGTCGAAGACATTGATGTATTAATGGTTAATGGTAGTAAGGAAGGTCGTAAGATTGATTGGTTGCGCGACAAGCTAGAAGGCTTTTGTCAAACTATGCCATTTGGTACATTTAAGATAGTACTAATTGATGAGGCAGACTATTTGAACAAAGAAAGTGTGCAACCAGCAATGCGTAATCTAATGGAAGGTTACAGTGAGAATGTTAGATTTATTTTAACGTGTAATTATCCAAACAAGATTATTCCGCCGCTGCATAGCAGATGCCATGAAATTCATATTGAGAAAACAGATCAAACAGAATTCACCGCAAGGGCTGCTATGGTGCTAATGGAAGAAAGTATCGACTTTGACCTAGACACATTAGATAGCTATGTAAAAGCTACATATCCAGATCTACGTAAATGTTTGAACTTAGTGCAAACAAATAGCGTAAGCGGAAAATTAAACGAGCCAAAAGAAATTGGATCTGCTGCCAATGATTTTAGATTAGATGCAGTTAATTTATTTAAAATGGGCAAGTTCAGGCAGGCACGAGAATTGATATGTAGTCAAGCAAGGCCAGAAGAAATGGAAGAAGTATTTCGATGGACTTACGATAATCTTGATCTTTGGAGTAATACCGAGGAAGGTAAAGATGAAGCTATTTTAATTATTCGCAGGGGATTAGTTAATCACAACAGTTGCGCAGATGCAGAAATTAATTTAAGTGCAACATTAACAGAACTCATTTCACTAAACAGGTAAACAAATGAAAAAACAAACTATATACTTGGTAGCATACTACTATATTCGTCCTAAATCTAAAAATGTTAGGACACAAGACAAGGGCTGGATGAAAGAACAAAATGCTGTACAATACGACGAACAAGTGGCGGTTGTTAGGAATTTAAAAACATCCGATAAAACAACCGCTAAGATTATTTTAGATCTCGGAAATAAAATAGTAGTCAGAAATGCATGGGAACCAGATAGTAATTTTGATACGATGTTTGCATATTTCATGTCCGGCTATCCTAAGTATACAAAAGATATTATGGATCAATTAGATCCAGAATATATGACTAGGTTTTTAAGCAAACCCAGCGATGTCACTCATCTAGTAGATATTGGTGCAGACGAAATATTAGTTGAAACACCTGCTATAAAAAATGCTGAAATTTCAGCAGTAATATCTGGATCAATCAGTACCAACGAACGTTATGAACCCGCTGCTTAATAAATTATATCGGCAAAAAAAGACCAGGGTAAGAGATCCTAATGCGCCGCCACCACCAACACTATTAGGGCAAGTTAAAGAACTTAAAGACACTAAACAATCAGTTGAATCAGTGTCTGCAGAAATGGCTGTTATGCGTCAACGATTAGAATATTTAGAAATGAAAAATCGGCGACTTGAAAATAACATTGAAACAATCAGAGCTTGGATATTACGCAACCAGGGACGATAATGGAAAAAATTATACTTACTGATGCAGATGGAGTATTGTTAGACTGGGAATACGCATTTGATATTTGGATGCAGCAACACGGATTTGCCAAACAAGAAGGTGGCAATTTGAAATACTGCATAGGCAAACGATATGGCATTGATGTTGAACAAAGTAAGAAATTAATTAAAATGTTCAACGAAAGTGCTGCCATTGGATTCTTGCCAGCACTTAGAGATAGTATGTACTATGTTAAACGTCTGCATGAAGAACATGGTTATGTGTTTCATTGTATTACTAGTTTGAGTGCAGATAAAAATGCCCAAGAACTACGTAAAATGAACTTACGCAAATTATTTGGTAAGACTGCATTTGAGAAATTTGTTTTCTTAGACACAGGTGCAGACAAGGATCAAGCTCTTGCACCTTATAAAGGTTCAAAACTTTGGTGGATTGAGGATAAAATTGACAATGCTATAACGGGTAATTCAATGGGATTATCTAGTATATTAATGGAACACGGGCATAACATGGACAAACCTAGTGCTCAGTATACAACCGTTAAAAACTGGCGGGAAATATACAATATTGTTACGTTTATCCCGTAAAAAAACCTCAAAAAGAGGTTGACAATAGGCAGTTTTTGCCTTATAATAGAAGAACTTGCTAGGAGAACGTAGGGTGCATGGTGCACCGTTTGTTCAATTAGCGGTAGGAGCATAGTGCTCTGATTTAACCTTAGGAGCATATATGGCTGCAAAACGCCTCACACGTAAACTGACTGACGTTATTGCCGAAGTCGAAAACCAACTCAAAGCACACTACGGTGTGACACAAAAAGATATCAGTGCCTGGCGGGCTCGTGCTCAGGCTCTATCACATAAATTTCCCATTAGCGCGATGTTAAAGATTGAAGATCTTTGGATTGACTATGAAGTACAACGTGATGTTATTCACAAGCATATTATCAATATCATGCGTAAGTGGGATCCGCGTATTTGTTCGCCTGGGTCTGCATGTCGCTTTATTGGTAAGCCGAATACATATTTGTATGATGCACAACATCGTACTATTGCAGCTGGCATTTTAGGTTTTACTGAAATTCCATGTGCTGTAGTAGAAACAGACGATCCCAACTTTGCCAGCTATGCATTTGAAATGCTCAACGACACTGGTGTTAAACGTTTGACTCCTGGCGATTTGCATCGTAATGCTTTGGTACGTTACAAGAACGGTAGTCGTGACAAGAAAGTTGTAGATGCTCGTACCATGCAGGATCAATTTGACTCTGTGGGTATCGATTTACAAGATAAAGGTTCACGTGCGTCAGACAACTTGCGTGGTGACCACGACTACTTTATGAGTCACTTTAAGTATGCACAAAAAGGCATCGAGATTGATGACAGCGGTAAAGTATTATTGGATATCCTGACAGCCGTCAAAGATATATTTCCTTTGCAGGAAGAAATTGATCAAGGTGTCTATATTGGTTTGTATGAACTGCACCGTATCTCAAATACCAATGCAAACAGTAGATTGCCAGCTGGTTGGATGAAGACGGTACTTGAAGTTATTAAGCCTACATTTAAAAGTTCAAATTTGATACATGCCAAAGGTAAGGTACAATGGGAACATGTAAATCCAGGGGCAACTTGGAGTGCTCCTAGCGCAATGAGCAACTTCCTGCGCGAACTGTACATGCGCGGCGGCGGCACATTGAACTTGCCTTATCATGGTGAAGGTGCTAAAATGGGCATTGAAGATGGAAATATTGCACCTGGCCTGTTTCCAGAAGGAGAGTCAAAATGAGCATCATAGCAAAACATTTGTTAGGTAGCAACGCTACAAAAAATGTTACATTAATTGAAGCATTCAATATACTATTAGGCATGGATCTAATTAACATTGGCGAGGTTGGTGAGCAAACTATCAGCAATGCTAGCGGAGTGGCCCGTTGTCCACGCAACACTGCCAGGATTGACTTGGTTTCGGGGGTGCAAATTAAAACTGCACAAACTTATCCCGATAAAGGCAAATTACAGGCATACTTTGCACCAGGTAATACCAAAGCCCCAATCTTGTTGGTAGTGTTAGAACGACTAACAGGTAAAGAATACTTTTTTAGTTTCAGTTACAATCGGTACAAACACCAAATTGGATCTAGCATTTGCTTACCTTTTGAGGCAGACGGTACACCTCGACGTAGTAATCATTGGTGGGACAACGAAATTGAATTCAACGATGTACAAAAGTTAGCAAAAAATGCTTAAAGAATCTCTTGAACAATTCACAGCACCGGTGTACGGAAAAACTAAACGTACACCCGAAACCTACAAAACAGTAGCAACACGTTGTAAAAACCAATTGGTAGAATTTATCAATGAATATCAATCTGTAAAAAATGACCAGCAGTTATTGCGAGAAATACGCAATGACATCGATGAAAAAATTCGACGTTATCATGAATACTGTATTAAACAGCGCGACAATATGGCTGCTCATTACCATGAGCAAGGTGCAGATGAGGACACAGACTTTGAACACTTAATCCCATTGGGGAGGATTCGTGATCTGTTGCTAGCCGGATCAATTACCATCGAACAGGCATTAAATGCACCCACAGTAACTTTAAGTCGTGCTAAACATGCTATGCTTAAAGATACAGGTTGGTCTAGTAAGACTCCCAACATGTGGTTGCCTTTCCAAAGGTATACTAATGTGTTTGATGCTAAGTATCAGACACATGACGGAACTATCGTGGACCCGGCTACATGGACGTTAGAAAAACATTACGAGTATTTCAAGCATCTAAACATATAATAAATGGGCCCAAGGCCCATTTATTTTGTTGTTAATTTTCTCCGTATAGTTTTAGTACCTCCGCAACAACAGGATGCCGTTGTACATCTCGTCGAGAAAAGTTAACATTGGCAATTGCCGAACTACCAGATTTTTCTAGTCGGTCAATAAAATCTCTTAGGCCATTGTCTGCTTCAAATTTTCTATCCATTTGATGTAAGTCACCAGTGACTACTAATTTAGACCCTTCGCTGAGGCGAGTAAGAACCATCTTCATCTGGTTAAGTGTGGCGTTTTGGGATTCATCAAAGATGATCCAACTACGCTTAAAGTTTCTGCCTCTCATATATGCTAGGGGAGAGATCTCTATGGTTTGGTTAGCTAGCATATCTGCGATTTCACGGGTTGAATAGTATTCGCCTATGACGTCCATAATTGGGCGAGTCCAGGGCTCCATTTTAGCATTAAGATCCCCTGGCAGGAATCCGTGCTGCTCATCATCTACACCCACGGCAGGTCTGGTTATAATAATTTTATTGATTTGACCTTCTTTGTAGGCTTTGATTGCGGCCATTACAGCCAACATTGTTTTGCCAGTGCCTGCAGGGCCTGTGGCAAAAATTATAAGTTTCTTTGGGTTTATTAGTAAATCGATGTATTCTTCCTGTTTGAGTGTTTTTGGTAGTAATGTAACTTGACGTTTGCTACGACTAAAATCGTTGATTCCTACTACATTATTATCTACTTCTTTATATTGATTACGGGACGAGCGGCTAGGTTGTTTACGTTTAGCTGATGATGACAAATGGATTCTCCTGAAATTTAATAGATTTTGATTTTGATTCATCTGTGCCTCCTGCGCACAAAAATATTTAAGACTATCTGGCTGCGGGTTTTACTAGCAGATTACATTTTTTTATTAGGACTAAGTATTAAGCTGTACTCAAACACTAGCCCAAGCCTGCATAGTTTGGTAAATATAGTATACTTGAAAAAGTAATAAATAATTTAAACAAGGGCGGATATGGCCAAACACATTAAAGATGTTATTGCAAATACAAAAAATATCTATATGACCAACAGTGCGTTAGAAAGTCTTATGGATTTTGAACGTGTATTAGATGAACTTGACACTTATGTATTTAAAAATTGGAACAAAGGCGAACTAGTCGAGGGTCCTATTTACGAAAAATATTTCGTTACTTGCACATTTATGTGGCCTTATAATTTAATGCCCGATCCACGCGGTGGCGAGCGTTTACTTGATTATAAGTGCAAAGTCACATACCAAGAAGAATCTTTAGCATATTCTGTACATGTTGACAACCCATCAGACTTCAAATCAGGTACAAAAGTTCCAAAATTAGCAAAAAAACAAATTTGGCTAGTAACTATTACTATGCCTAAACAATTAATGCATGATATACATCAAGGCAGTCTCGAATTAGAATCAGAAACAATTGACATTGAGGACATTGAACAAGCATACGAAGTTGGACTAGAGGACGATGTTTACAAAGATCAAAGCGGATTACCAAATGAACAAAATACATTTTCACAACCAAACATTTAATAAGCCTTTAGAAGAAGGGCTCGAACACGGCGATCTCGATCGTTTGGTTTCTACTCGCGTGACCATCGACGAATACAAAAGTAAAATGGGAACAGACGACGAAATTGTAGTTATAACATTCCAAATACAAAGTAAACAACCAGCTGTCGATCTTGTTAATTTTATTGAAAAAGGATACGAATGGGTAGCAGATGCCGATGTTAGTTCTGGTGAACTATTTGATGGATCGTATCTAGTATTTGTTGAGATGGAACGCACACCGGATGTGCCAGAAAACTTAATGAAAATGTTCCAAGACTTAGAGCAGTTAACCGGGAATAAAATGGATTCCTGGCAATTGGAATACTCTAATTTAAAAACTCCAATTGCTATCGATCGGGAATCATTAGATTCGGCTATCCCAAACACACCAGCCGAATATAGAGCTAAGAACAAACAAAAACAAAACTCCATAGATCAATTGAAAACCGCTGCTGGTATTAACGTTAATACAGAAGCACCTAAAAATGATTTCACAGAGAGCTTGCGAATAGCAGCGGGGATACGCTAATGTGGTTAATGAACTTTTTGCCTGATTGGATATTCCATGCCATACTGTTAGCAGGTGTATTAGGATTACTTGCTAGTCTTGTATTAAAATTCATACCAGTTATTAGTACTTACCGATTGCCTATACAAGTTGGAGCAATATTACTAATTGTAACAGGCGTATGGTTTGAAGGTGCAATGAGTAATCAAGCAGCATGGGAAGCCCGTGTGGCAGAAATGCAGGTCAAGGTTGCAGAAGCTGAAGCAAAAAGCCAAGAAACCAATGTTCAAATTGTAACTAAAACTGTTAAGAAACTTGAACTGGTTAGAACACGCGGTGACGATATTATCAACTATGTTGATCGTGAAGTAGTTAAAGATCGAGAAGTTATCAAGTTTGTAGAAAATTGCCCTATTCCGCAAATTATTGTTAATACACACAATGCAGCAGCATTAAATCAACCCATCGAGGCTAATAAATGAAATTAATTAAATTACTTGCCATTGCATCTATTTTATTAATTGCAGGATGTAGTACTACCGTACCAGTTACTGTTAGATTTCCCGACGCTCCGGTATTGATTTTAGAAAAGTGTCCACAGTTAAAAACTATAGAAGGTGATTCAGTTAGTATTATTGATTTTACAAAAACTGTTACATTAAATTATACAACATATTATGAATGTGCTGCAAGAAGTGATGCATGGATAGAATGGTACCAGGCACAGAAGAAAATATTTGAAGAAGTACAAGGAGATTAATATGTTAGAAACATTATTTTGGTTAGCATTAGGAGCATTTATAGGGTGGAATTTTCCACAACCTCAATTTGCTAAAAACATTCAGGCAAAGATTATAACCTTATTTCGCAAGGAGCAATAATGTCAGAATTTATTTTAACACAAGAGCAACTCGCTCAATTACTTCCGGGTAATCAATATCTAGATCATTGGTATCATGCACTAGAACAAGCATTACCTGATTACGATATCAATACTCCTAATAGAGTAGCAGCATTTCTTGCTCAATGCGCTCACGAAAGTGGCGGATTTGTATTTTTAAAAGAAAATTTAAATTACAAGGCAGCAAGTCTATGTAAAGTATTTCCAAAATATTTCCCTAATATAGATATTGCCAATGCATACGCACACAAACAAGAAATGATTGCCAATCGTGTCTATGCTAGTCGGATGGGCAACGGCGACGAGCACAGTGGCGAAGGTTACAAATATTGCGGACGTGGACTAATTCAATTAACTGGCAAGGATAACTATACACGGTTTGCAGAAAGTATCGAAACACCTGTAGAAGATATTCCAGAATATTTGGCTACATTCGAAGGTGCTGTGCAAAGTGCCTGCTGGTTCTGGGAAAGTAATAATTTAAATGTACAAGCCGATGCCGGCGATATTAAAACAATGACCCGCAAAATCAATGGTGGTTACATTGGGTTAGAGGATCGTATCAAACACTACGAACACGCACTACATGTATTAGGAGCATAAAATGTCTACACAAGAACACGATATTGAAACACTGGTCAAAGAAGTAAAAGAATTACGAGA